CGCCCGGGCGAGATAACGTGCGCAGTCCACTCTTCAGCATCAATTGAAAGCTGATAAAACATCGACTGACAGTAACTACCACGCACGGGTATCGTTTGGTTTTACAATGGGACCAGATACCAGAGGCCCCGAGCTAGCGCTCAATGGAAGCACTCGTCAGCGAACTTCGCCTTACTGACGAAGCTCTCTGCGATTTCCTCCCAAGAGCGGAAAGTATGAGGCTCAACATACACCCCTAAATTACACTCATGCACCAAGGATCTCAACATGGTGGTCTTTGCATGGAAAACTTCCTTACCAAAATCGAAGTACTTAAATAAAGCGTCTCCGATTAACACAACCGCTTGATATTTGGGATCGTTAGTGCGGTTTTGAACTCCAATCATCAATGACTTAATAATAGAGTCCTCAGGTAAGGGAGCAGTGTAATATCCCAAATCTTCATCCCAACGCCATGAACGCTTGAGAAAAGTGCAATCATCAATATGGATGTATGGGATAGAGGGTTGGTTTTTGTCGGCCATGGTATATGTAATACCAATTGATGCCAAGACATTCATTATAGAAGTGTGATTGAACCAGTTGCAATCTTTAGAAACTCCCATGATGTTATCATCACCATAGGTCATCAGGCTCACATTCTTCTTGAAGTCCTTGGCAGTCCCATCCGGGGATAGGCAGGCATAACAATACCGCATGTAAAGGCAATTTGCTAAACTGTTAATTATAACAGTTAGCGGATGTCCAGAAGGTAGCGTTCCAAAGAACATGACAAGGTCGCCAAAGAAATTATACAAAGGGAATGCAGCATCTTCTCCCATCCTCTCTAAGACAGCTATTTGTTCAGGGGAAAATTTCCCCTTCTTACAAACAGCAACGATAATATCCCAAGCAGCTAGAATCATAAGGGCAAACATCGTTTTGTCGTAAAAAGCGTAATCTCCAGCGATCATTCTATCTTCACCAAACTTAGTCAAAAGCTTATATAAAATAGTCCATTGTGGTGAAGAAGCG